GTCTATAATTCCTGAGAACATAGGTTTACCTCCAAATTATTTTTGCAAGTATATTTAGGTATTTGAGTTACCAATTGAGTATTTAGTAGTGAGTTTCCACTGTGATTTTTCCTTGAAAGGTATCACTTTTATCTGAGATAAAGGTGCTTTCGGTTCCTCAATCAATGAGGGATTCACCACACTCAATAGGTTCCATTGTTTCAATAAATCTACTATAGTGTTACGTCTCGCAACATCTGATTCATCGAAGTTAGTTGGTTTCCCATCTAACTGAAACAATTCCTTAAAATGTACTATGTAATACTTACCTCTTTTGTGTAAAATATGACACGATTGAAATAATTCTTGTTCCTTTCTTGATGCAACACCTATTCGTGAAAGTGTCTCACGAATCTTTAAAAAATCGTCTTTATGTGGAAATGTGATTTCGACTAAGTCTTTTGTTATTTGATCTAATTCATCCATTATCTGAACCACCTTTGTTCATTCTTTTTCTCAATTCACGTAATTGTTTATCAGATAGTAGATTGACATAATCTTTGGCTTCTTTTGTTGATATCTGATAATACTCTTTTACGGTATCGATTTTCTTACTAATGTAGGGTTTCTCCCACTTGGAAAATCTATTACGTTTTCTCAAAGTATTTAGGAAAAACAGGTACTGAAGACGGTTGTCCAAACCGTGATGACAGTTCATTTCATTAGTAAGTAAGATTGAATCTTGGTGGTAAGATAAGGCCTTATTTGCAAGAAATGGTTGATATGATTTCTCTTCAACTTCATCTACCATGATATCTTTCTTGGTAGATGAAACTGATTTTACGAAATCAAATGGATTGGTTTTGGTATTAGGCATTCATTAAACGTTGTTCAGGACTTGGTTGAACTTTTCTTGTATATGCATCAATCAATGCATCACCTTTTAGTTCTTCACCAAAGTATACAACACTACCATCTGATAGTGTACGTTTAACTAGACCACTGTTGTATTGGATATCTGTGACCATTTTACCATCTTCAGTATCCTGAGGTCTAGTGTCATACCACATTGAATTTAAACTGTGGATATGCAGTGCAGTGAAAGACGTTGCCCATACTTCTGCTTCTAAAAGTAGTCTTTGTCTCTCAACTTGATCTTCATATTGTGTCATAATTACTCCTTAAATTTACACTCCGACATAATCTCAGTCAAACATGCGACAAAGTTTATCTCAGAGTCCATAGCAAATGCAGACTTGTATTGATAGTCTGCGATCAACAAGACTGCAGCTGGTATAGATTGTGGTTCCAATGACACTTCAAGTGCATTGAAAAGTTTTCTATACAGAGTGTTGAAGTCGTTGTCAGAATTTTGACCAACCCACTTTCTCATTCCACTCCAATTCTTGTCTTTAATCATATTAATTAATGGGGTAAGTTTTTCCTCATTAAGTGTCGATAACAATCCAGTATCGATTTCACCACTAACACCATAACGTTGTACTTCATTGATGCAACGTCTAAAGTCAGGGAAGAATTTGAGTATCAGTTCTACTAAAACCTTTTCATCAAACTTGATACTCTCTGCATCACAAATCTCTTTGAGTCTTCCAAGGAATTGTCCTGCAAGTGTTTGTTTATCTGTAGGTGTAAGTGTAAAGTCAATGACCGTTGTTCTTGAATGTAGTGGTGGAATAATCCTGTTCTTGTAGTTACAGGTGAATATGAATCTACAGTTAGAAGAGAACTCTTCGATAAAGTTTCTCAATGCAGGTTGCACTGAATCTGCAGAAATGTAATCTGCCTCATCTAGTATTACAACCTTAGAACCACCACCAAGTGATACTGTAGATGCAAAGTTTTTGATTTTAGTTCTGAGTGTATCAATCAATCGTCCTTCGTCGGAACCATTGATAACAATGTAGTCTGCACCTAGTTCATTACATAGTGCCTTCGCAACTGTAGTCTTACCCACACCTGCAGAACCACATAACATGAGGTTAGGTACCTCACCTTGTTTTACAAACTCTTTGAAAGTGTCTTTAAGTCTTTGAGGAAGTATTGTGTCCTCAATGTTCTGAGGACGATACTTTTCTACGTATAAAAATTCTGTAGTCATAGGTGTAAACCCCCCACCGAGTTTACAGTGCTACCCACCCTTGAAGGATGATGAGATTGGATAGCTCCCGTAAGGTTTGCAGAGACTGGCACAATCCTTACAACATTATTTAGATTAAACATTGTATTTTGAATCAGGTTCCAGTGCAATAAAATACTCTAAGTCAACATCTTTGTTCTTGAAGTTTGAAATACCCTTCGAAGAAACAAACACCTCATAGTTACCATCCAGTACTTTAAGGTTTTCAATTTTGAAATTCATGGTGTACTTAACACCATTTCCTTCACCTACAATCCTTGAGAATGTATTTGAAGTTGGATTCTTTTTATCTTTGACAGTAAATGTCACCTTGGTACCATCAGACTCTAACACTAGGTCATTGACACCTAAGACACTTGATGCCTTTTGTAACTCACCCAGTAGTGTCGATGACACATCAACTTTGATTTCTGCATCAGGCATTGTGATCATCTTCTCAGGTGATACAACCATACCTTCACTTGCATAGAAGTAAGACATAGTTGAGTTATTGTCTGCAACAGTCAAACTTGCATCACCAAACTGAAAGTCAGGGTCTTCTAATAAAGAAGTTGCACCTAGAAACTCAGGTAAGTTATAGATACTAAAATCCTTAGGAAAGGATTCATTCACTGTCGCAACTGCAAGTATATTTTTCATGTTAGAAATGGTCTGCAGTTTTGAACCAGTTCCAACTTTAATACCACTGTTAATAGTGGAAAAGTTTTTGAGGATATCCCTCGTATTATTACTAATCTTCATCACGATTTAGTCTCCTTATCATGCACATATAACATAAACAAAGCGTAGTGCAATACCTTCAGGATATCTGCTCTATTCTTCCCATCTTTTTTTCCGTATCGTTGTGCATATTTTAATATATTTCCGATACAAAAACCTTCACCATGTCCTGAGTCAATAATAAACTCAGTACTTTGGTACTTGTTCAAACTGTAATGTTGGTCGTAAGTCTTATCAATGTACTGAGAGAACTCCTTTAAGAGTTCTCCCTCATTGTACTTGTAGTCGATTTTATTTTTCCCAAACATCTTAACCATTATACTCTGAAGAGTCTGATTCGTCAATAGGATTTTCTGAATCGTCTAGATTGACCCCTGCATCAATCTTGGTGTAGAGGTCAAGGACTGCATTCCTAGTTTCTTCATCGAACCTAGAGATACACATTTGAATGGACTTGAGTTTGTCACCAAACATTCTGAATGCATTCACGATGTGAACCAACCTTCTAGTGGTGATGACATCATCAATCGCACCTTCGTAGAAGGTCTTTCTGATAACGTCTGCCCAGTCGACAAGTTTCTCAACGAATTCTTGGTCAACCGAACCAGTCAATTCCATTTCCTTTGCAAGGATTTTTCTCTCAGTAGTCACTGGAGGATATTCTTGTTGCATGGTAATTGCGAATCTCTCTAACATCGCCTCGTTCATGATTTGAGTTCCAATGAACTTTCCATCTTCTGAACCTTGACCTTTAGTGTTCGCAGTCGCAAGAATAGTGAACCCTTCTGCAGGTGTCACCCACTCACCAGTTTTCTTGATGAGGTATCCTTTACCTTCAAGAACTGATTGTAAACACATCAACTTGTTAGAACCCAAATCAACTTCATCTAAGAGAAGGACAGCACCTTTCCTCATCGCTTTGATCACAGGGCCTTCCCTGTAAACAATGTTACCGTTGACTAGAGTGTGACCACCCATCAAATCATCCTCATCAGTTTCGATGGTGATGTTGACCCTGTAGAGTTCCCTCTTCAGTTGGGCACATACTTGTTCGATCATCAATGTTTTACCATTACCTGAAAGACCAGTTACGAAAACTGGAAAGAAGATTTTGGAACTAATGATGTTTTTGACATCTTTGAAGTGTCCAAAAGGAACATAGTTCGACATCTTCTCAGGAATGATTTTGACATTGGGGTCAATCATATTCACTGACTCAGTTGCAGCCGCAACAGGCATGTTTGACACATTCTGTTGTGCAGGAACTGACACTGGAACAGGAGCAGGTTTTGGAGCAACTGGAGCAACAACCGCTTCAGAGACCGAAGTCACTGGAGTCAGAATTGGTTGCAGGTTGAAAACCGAACCCTGTTTAAAGTTATACCTAGTATGTTTCACCCAGTAGGGGAAATGTCCTAGATTTTCGAAATCCTCTTTGGTAAAAGAGGTTTGGTTAGGATACTTCTTTTGAAGAGCATCCAAGAACTCCTTCCTATCAGGAGTGAAGTGGAAAGGTTTGCCGTCGATATTTATCGACTCAGACCTATCGTAAGAACGTTTATTCGCCATAATTTTGTCTCCTATCAATTAACGTTTTATTTCTCATCATGTGTATATGCTAACAAAAAGTGAGGGGCATTGTCAAGCACTTTATTCAATAATTCTCAAAATTCTACCAACATCCTTCTCTATGGATACCATTCCACCCTCTTTTTTAGAGTAGGTTTCCATTGCACCATTGTTTACCCAAAATCTGAATGCCTTACACTCGACACCCTCAGTTTTACACTTCTCGATATTTGGACACTCAAACTTCATGCATGGGGATGGCCCCACATCCATGATCGCATCTGCAAGTTTACTCATTGCATTAGAGGTGTTCATTGTACCAAAGTAATATTCTTGGTCAATTTGTATAGCGTCTCTAGCCATTTTCAAACTCCTTAGTCCATTCTTGAAACACGTGAAGTGCTTCACCTTTACTTAACCCAAAAGTTTCTTCAAGAAACTTAGGGGCACCAAACATATTCATCTGACCTGTTTCACGTATCTGATTCAGGACTTCAAAATATTCACTCGCATCATAATTATCATACATCATGCAATCTCCTTTATAAATTCTGTGGTCAAGAATCTAGAAGTTGATTTTGACTTCTGATTCTTTTTGAACTTCGCAAGGATTGAAGTCTTCTTCGCACCAATCAATTCATCATCTAATTCGTCAGTACCCTGAGTACCCAATGCACTGGTTGAAGTGATGAAGAGTTTGTTGTATCCTTTCACCTTGTAAACTTTACCGTTCTTTCTAATCTCCAACCAATCGTCTTCATGTCTCCAAGAACCAGTGGCACAAGAAAGAACATTCATTGCATCACCCTTGTTTCCACAAACAAAGTAACCAGTAACAGTGACACCAGTAGTATCTGAAATCCACTCTAAGAGGTTCTGAGTTGTATCGAATGAATCAGAACCATAGTCCTTTGTGACACTATAAGTGTAAACTTTACCGTTATAAGGGTCAACCAACTGTCTTGTTTTTTTGCACCTCCATGAACTAGTGTCATCCATGTTTTCCATTTGTTCATTGATGTCACTAACCTCAGCATCTTTTTTGTAATAGAGGTCACCACTGTGAGAGTAACCATCAGTAATAATTGTGAGAATTGACTTCTCAATATTATACTGTTTGTTGAACTCAGGAAGAAGTTTTCTCAAGTAACCTATACATTGGTCAAGTGGAGTACCACCCAAGTTGTATGCATTAGGACAAGAGTAAGGAAGGTCAAGATACCCACCTGCATGTTCATGAACTGGTGAGAACCACTCATTGAAATCTGCAACATGTTTCTCATAGTTCCTCCAAGAGAAACTTCTAGTGAAGTGATCATTGAACAATGCACCCATTACAGTCAATGCAAGTTTATGATCTTTACTAGACATTTCATTGGATAACACTTCGATTAACTTAGGATAGTTTCTGAAAATGTTACCTTCTTCTTTGTCCATGTAACCTGCATACACATCAGAGAACAGATACACTCTGAAGGGAATCTGAACTTTTTTACAGAACTCAGAAAGAATAAGTGTTTGTTCGATCAAGTCTTTGACTTCCCTTGAAATAGAACCTGACCAGTCAAGTAACACAGTGATACCATGGTTCTTACCATCAGGAAGATAGACTGCTCTTTTGAAAACATCATCTACGATCTGATACTTCGCAAGTCTATTCATGTCTAACTTACCAGTCTTACCAGTAAATGCATGGACACTTCTTTGTGCAGTTTGTCTCATGTCAAATTCTTTTGCCATGTGAGAGACAATGGTTTTGTTTTTATCAACCAGTTTCTTACCACTATGTTCTGCAAGTTTTTGAGAAAGAACTCTATCACTTCTAGAATATTCTTCTTTAGGATAGAAGAACTTGTTGAAATCTTCGATGACCTTTTTGTATGGGACAACCATGTCATCATTCTTCATGTTTGCGAATGCTTCTTTTAAAGAGAACTGAGAAATGACTTGATTCTCTTCTGAAAGAAACTGGTCTTCGTTGTTGTGAGCCGCATGTTCAGTCAGTGATTCTCTTGCACCATCTTCATCATCATACCCTTCACCACCTTCTCTACCAGTTTGGTTTTTAGTACCAGTGTCTTTGATTTGATCTTTAGGATTTTCTTCAGGAGTTGCATCAGATTCTGAAGTCTCAGTGTCTTCGTCTAAGTCTTCAACATCAGGAAGACTATCACCAGCAGAATCAGAAGTTCCTACCTCTTCTTCATCTTCTGATTCATCATCACCTGAACCACTATCAGAAGACTCATCACCTGAAGTGTCATCACCACCAAAGTCGTTGAAGTCATCTTCATCATCTTCGAATTCATCTTCTGAAACATCATACTGATAAGAAGGAACGATTGATTCGTCATTCTCATCCCTAGTCTCGTTTTCTTTAGACCACTCGTAAATTTCGTTTGCAACTTCTACAACATCTTCCCAAGTCTTACAACCGTAAGCTTTATCAAGGAAGACTTGTTCTTCGTCAGTTAGTTTGATGTTGACCCTAGAACCAACTTTAGTAATCAAATTGATTTTGTCAATCAGTGAAAGACCTTGAAGGTCTCTACCTTTAAGACCAAAGAAGTCCATTTCCATCAACTCATTATATGCAGAGTAGAAAGACTTCCTCAAACCTTGGAATTTGTTTTTAATATCTGACTCAATCCTCACGTCTTCGATAACGTTGAGGTAACCTTTTAGAGTCCTGTTTTCTTTAAGAGTGGAGTGTAATCCCTCGTATGGTGTATTCAATGCATGACCCACCTCATGACCCATGAACAAGTCATAGAGTTCAGGTGAGATATCTTCTTTGAAGATAGGACAAGCAAGTATCCTATTCTTAACATCAAAGTATGCAGTAGGGATTTTCTTGTGAACAACTGTAATGTCCTCTTGGGACATCAGTTTCGCAAGGGTATCTTTTTGGTTTCTTAATTTCTCAGTCATGTGTATATGCTATCAAAAAGTAGGGGGTATTGTCAAGCCCTACGTAACTCTATGAATTTCCTATAACTTTTAGAAAACAATTTGGATGGTTTCTTGAAGATTATCTCTTCTTTAGTACCAGTTTTGATGTATCCGACAAGGTGACCCTTCTCGTTTACCATGTAGGTGTGGTTAGGGGTATCCCCATCCCACTTCGTGATTTCTTTAAGATATTTGATCT